TTAATTTCAACAAAACGATCATTATATTTTTTGTTCGCTCTTCGACGAGCTTCGGTTAAGCCCTTATAGGAACCATTTTTCTCTCCACTCATGACAGCCTCCAGCATGTGTATTGGCAGATATGCCTGTAAAAAGTATAGCACAGATTGATACATAAGACTATGTAAGATTTTCAAAAAATAACATTTGATTAAAAAAGGAGACAAGCTTATGAAAAATCAGAAAATTAGAAGCATGAAGGTTCACGAACAGAGCGGGTATAACTACAAGGCAACACCTACCATCATTCTTAAAGGGCAGTGGCTTAAGGAAATGGGATTTGAGATTGGTGATTACATCAGTGTCAGCTGTGAGGATGGGAAGCTGATTATTACTCCGGATGCAGAAAAGGCTACAATGACAAAGGCAGAAGCGGAATTCATGGAGAAGGAAATGAAGAAGCTCCAGAAGCGTTTTCAGGCAGAGAAAGAACAACTCCATGCTCAGTTTGTGGCTGAAAGAAGCACTGAATATAACGGAAGAGAGGTGCAGTAATTATGGGAAAGATTATTGTTATCGGTTCACAGAAAGGTGGCGTGGGTAAAACCACGACCACACTTAATCTGGCGTATTCCTTGAGGGAAATGGGCAAGAAGGTATTGACGGTGGATTTTGATAGTCAGGCAAATCTGACTACCTGCTATGGAATAGAGGATACCGGTGCTTTGGAGTATACCATTGGTCATCTGATGATGGCTCAAATTGAGGAAGAGTTACCAGAGAACTTTGAAGATTACATTCAAAGTAGAGAGGGCGTGGATTATATTCCATCATCTATTTATCTGTCTGTGGTGGATGCAAAGCTTAGAACAGAGATGGGAGCGGAGAGGATGCTGGCAGAGGTTTTGGAACCGCTTAGAAGTAGATATGATTACATACTGATTGATACCTGTCCAGCGTTAGGAATGCTTACCATCAATGCATTGGCAGCAGCGGATGAGGTGATTATTACGGTGAATCCTCAGCTTCTGGCAATGATGGGATTACAGGATTTTCTAAGAACTGTAGGAAAGATTAAGAAGCGAATTAATCCAAGACTGGAGATTGCAGGGATTCTTTTGACTATGTGTGAGAGCAGGACCACTCTTTGTAAGGTGCTGACAGAAGAAGTGACCGAAAGCTTTCAAGGGAAAATCAAAGTGTTCCAGACAAGGATACCGGCAACAGTCAAGGTAGGAGAGAGCATTTACTACAATATGCCGATTGCTCAGTATAGCAAAAAGGCATCTGCAGGAATTGCATATAGAAAATTTGCAAAGGAGATAATCGCGTATGAAGGCTAATTCAAAGAGAAAAGTATTTGGTGATGCAGTGGATCTGCTGATGGGAGATATAGAAGAAGTAACAATGCCAAGAGGTGTTGAGATGGTGCCGGTAAAGAGTATTCAGCCGTTCCATGACCATCCATTTCATCTGTATGAGGGAGAACGCTTAGAAGATATGATTGCAAGTGTGAAGGAGCACGGAGTGCTCAATCCGGTTATTGTACAGAAGCTTGATACCGGTTATGAAATGCTTTCCGGGCATAATCGCTGGAATGCTGCTAAGTTGGCAGGGATTAAGGAAATTCCGGCGATAGTAAAGACTGATTTATCGGAGGAAGAGGCTTATGTGTATGTAATCGAAACGAATCTGATGCAAAGGTCATTTTCAGATTTGGCAATATCGGAGAAGGCAGCAGTGCTGAAGGCAAGGTATGAAAAGGAAGCTTGTCAGGGAAAAAGAAATGATATTCTGGAAGAAATTGCGAGAATGGAAGGGAAAGAGGTTCCAGTTACCTATGGTCACGGTGACCAAAGGTTGAATACCAGAGATATGATTGGCAAAGAATATGAATTGTCCGGTAGCTCTGTGGGAAGATTGCTTAAGCTGAATGACCTCATCAAGCCATTTAAGGATATGGTAGATAGAGGTGCTCTTTATACAAAGGTGGCATTACAGTTGGCTTTCCTTCCTGAGAATGAGCAGGCGATGGTATATGAGATTATGAAGGAGAAGAAAACCAAAATCACCATTGAGATGGTTATGAAGCTTAGAAGTCATTCTGGTGCTCTGACAGAGGCAATGGTAAAACGATATCTAAGCAAAGAACCTATCAAAAAGAAATGCTACAAGGTTCCTGCCAGAATTGTGGAGAAATACTTTGAGGGAATGGATCCGAACCAGGTGGACTCAATTGTAGAACAGGCGTTGGAAGCCTGGTTCAGTAAGGAGGCTGCGAATGTTTGAACAGAAGAGCCTTAATAAGATTGATGGAGATTACTTCAATATCATAATTGCTGATAGTCAGGATGTGACGATACAGAGCAGGAATACCGGTCATTACTGGTACCTGCACTGTTCCGGAAATCCTACAGAGGAAGCTTTGGTCATATTCCATAAGCATCGCTTTAAGGATGGATATCATCAGCACGGACACGCAAGAAGTCTGAGACAGACGATTAAGAGTATCGTGAGACACGATGATTATCAGTTGAATGTAAGAAAATGCGTATAACATAAAAGGCAGCGGTATCTTCGAAGTGAGGATACCGCTGTTTTCAGGTTAAGCAGGAAGCTTATTCACCGAAATAAAGTTTCTTTGCAAGAGCCTGGGCTGCTTTGATGTCAGCATATCCCTGGGATTTACCAAGACCTAATTCATCAAGAATCTGTCCTTTGGTGTAATCCTCGCAGATGAGATCGAGAATACGACCATACTTCGGATTGATTTCGTGGATCTTTTTTAAGAGATCCTGAATAATCATACGGAGCATAACGGTTTCTTCAAGATTCTCCGATGATGCAGGTTCAAAGCCTTTGCCATCTTCTGATACTGCTTCGTCCATAAACTGATCAAGAGAGAGAACATCATCTGACTTAAAAGATGCAAAGTGTTCTCTGACATCGGTATTGAACTGTTTAAGGGCGGCAGGCTTGTTCTCAATTTTTACGGGAGCAAATGCTACCAGAACCTTGTTAGGTCCGATATGCCAGGTCTCAAGGTTGTCCTGGCACATATTAAAGTGCTTCACCATTTCCCAGTCCACACGGATTGGTACGAGGCATTCTTCCGGCTGAAGTGGGAGATTGTTGTAACTGCGACGGTTGTCGTAGTTGTGGTTGGCGTTGGTTGACTGCTGTTTTTCATTGATTTGCATGATAAAAGCCCTCCTTCGGCTTGTGCCGAAAAGGAGAGCTCCACTACATGCATAAATAGACCATCAGATATGAGGCTGCCGTTTGGATTACTCCATTTCGGCTGTACCTCACTTCCGGTGGTCAGTACAGATAGATTGTTTTAGTCACATGGAACCGGAACACCCTGCGCAGATGGTTCCCATGTGCTAATGCCATAGTACACGGATTTTCTGAAAATCTCGAAACTCAACGAGTCGGGTGTAGGGCATAAAAAAAACCGCTAAAATGCGGATTTCATAAGGTTTGGGATATGGTTTTGAATGAAATTGATGGGATAAAAGGGAATTATCCCGACTCGGTGAGTCGGAATAATTTAATAATCAAGAAAAAGCTGCACATCGTGGTGATGTACAGCTTTTTTTGAGAGATTAGTAGCGCTCTTTAGTACCGAGCGTTTTATATCCATAAGATTCAAGAAAATCATTTCTTTCTTCAATTGACTGCCCGGCAAATCCAGTGATGCAGAATTTTAGTGCTCTGTCTTCGTCGGATTCTCTAAGGGAACGTCCTGCAAGAGATAACATTTTTTCAGCGGTTTCGATATCAAGATCCAAACCACACGCGATTGCTACAATGGTTCTAACAGAAGGATCTGTTTTAATATTCTTTTCAGCTTTTCTGTACACTTCTTCTCCAAGACCTGTTAAATTGCAGAAGTGGACTTTGCTGAGCCCTTTGTAGTTGATGATATCAAAGATGTATTCCCAGCAAGTTTTCCCGTTTGTTGAGATATTATGGATTCCTTCGTTTATTTCAAAGCGAGAACGTTTTTTCTGTAATTCGTCAGAAAGTTTTGTAACAGATGTGTTCTGCTTCTTATCATAGGTTGATACTTCTTGTTCGTCATTAGCTCTATGAAGAATCTCCTCAGGAAGATGCCCTTTTGCTGCGGAATGTTTAATTCGTTTCCAAGTGAATGATATGGTACATTCTTCAAGATTATCCCAAGCATATTTGGTAAGAGTGTATTTGCCGGATTCGTCCTTTTGAATGTATTTTTTGTCATTGATGATGATATAACCATCAACGTATTTGAATTTTCCAGAATCGAGAAGTTCTCTAAAGCTTTCATTTGTACTGTACTCGTAAAAAACATCCTCACGGCTGATGTAAGCGTGATTCTCCTGTTCTTCAAGCTGCTGTAGAACTAACTGAGCTTCAGGGTATCCTGTCTCTTTCATGCGTATAAGTGCAGATTGCCTTGAAACACCATAAAACTTTGCTAGTTCATCTGCAATACAAGTGAGGACAGCGGCTTTTAACGTATTGTCATCATAGTTGTATTTCTGATAAAGTTCGTCGACCTTTATTTTAAAGGTCTGAATTGGCATAAGGATTCTTGGTGCCATATTATTGGCCTGCCATTCCATACGCTGTTCATCGGTCCATTCTTCGTATTCAGACGGATATGACATATTAGAAGGACATCTATGAGCAATGAATTTCTCGTTTCTCAGAATCTGCTTAATGGCTGCATACAATCTATGTCGGTGCCAATGGTAGACCTCGTGAGCAAGAGTATTGTTGGCACATCCTTTGTTACGTTCCCAGAAGGTGTAGGCATCGATGAGAATGGTTCCTCTATTTACATCCATTTCTGTTTCTGAACATTTGAAAATATCACGAACTAATACTTTACCTTTGGAGAAGCAGATTTGTCCGAATATACTGAAATCGTCAGTTATGCGATGCCCCTGAAGGACGGTAAGGTGTAGTTCTTCTGTAGCAATCTTTTCTATTGGAACAGGCATAGGCTCTAATAATGCCTGTGGACAGTATTTTTCAAGAAATGCTGTAGCTTCAGCATCTAAGTCTTTTTTATACAAAACCGGAACAATATTGTTGGATGCAGAAATGCCGGAAGCAACAGGTTTCTTTCCTTTTGTCCAAGTGTGCACATCTGTTATTTTCAGACGGTCCAGCTTGTCAGTGATAGTAGCTTCACATGATGCAATAATCCACTGAGAAGTTTCCCCGGTCAGCGTCCCTTTGTAGTCATCGTTCTGCTGTAATTCTATGGTACAACTGATGATGGCATCGAAATGAAGTGTGTCCTCATCAATACTTATGTTATTTGTGTATTCGAGCATCATGTCCAAAAGCATAGCGGAATCTGGATACTTGACACGGGATGTACTTAATCTAAGCGATGTAGGATGTACAGCAATATAATTATTAACGGCGGTCCATATGGGCTGGTAACATATCTTATAAATAAATTCTTCTAAATCATTTCTCTGTGTACTCACGGAATTAGCCCCCTTTGAACGATACATATACAAATTGAATTATATCACCAATGCGGAGAAAATTCAATTTACATTCAGAGAGTATTCGTGCATTTGTGAAGATTTTGGATTGTGATTTTTGAAAGATAGTGGTATAATCAAAAGTGACTCAGTGTAATATTTCGGAAGCAAAACTGGAAGGTAATTAGATTATGGAAATTAGTTACAAGAAATTATGGAAAGTGCTAATCGATAAAGACATGAAGAAAAAGGATTTGCAGGCTGCAGCAGGCATAAGTTGGGCATCAGTTACCAAGTTGTCCAAAGGTGAATCTGTCAGTATGGAAGTGTTAATGAAGGTCTGCAAAACTTTGGAGTGCAATATAGGGGATATCATGGATTTGATCCCGGAAGAAAAAGAGGAAAATTAAGAGAGACAATGGCGAGTTCAAAGAAAAACGATGTGATAAGTGTAGCGCCTCCGCATAGTGTGAAAAAGTTTGAACTGATTTCTGAGTATGTGAAGGCATGGATACAAATTTTGATGCTTAATCCTAAATGTAAGGGAATTGTTTATATAGACTGTATGTCAAACAGCGGCGTCTATAAAAACGATGATGGCGAAGAAATAAAAGGTACGCCTCTATTGGTGTCAGAGATAATAGCGGATGCTATGCAGACATATACAGACAAGAAAGCGTACATTTATTTCAACGATGTGCGTGAAGACAAAATTGATCTGTTGAAGACGAGACTCCCAAAACAGACGAGTAATTTCCAGATATATACGGAAGTTATGGATGCAAATGAGCTTTTGAGAACAATCGGAAATCAGTTTGCGACCATGTTCAAAGATATGCATTTTTTGCTGGTGTATGATCCCTATGATGCGCATATAGAATGGGATGCGATGATGCCGTTCCTAAAGAACTGGGGAGAAATTATTATCAATCATATGGTTTCAGATACCATCAGAGCTGCAAAGACGGCAAAAAAGCCAGAAGTAATTGAAAAATATGAGGAAACATATCAAATGTCAATAGATGAACTGATTAATATTGGCAGCGATAGGAATGTATATGAAAAACAGATTGAAAAAATAATTTTGGAGAATAGTGGGAGAGGTGAAGGACGATATTACATTGCGGCATTCCCATTCTTCATAAGAAGTAATACTGTTGCTTATAATCTTATTCATTGTACAGGACATTACAAAGGTTTTGAACTGTTTAAGACGACTGCATGGAAAACATTTGGTGATAAATCATCTATGAAGAACACTCATAATAATGAAAATCAGATGCAGTTGAGCTTTAATGAAAAAGGTGAGATTGTATATTCTGTTCCATCGGATGAGTCTTGTTACAACTTGAGAGATGCAGCTTTGTATGTGCAACGACATTTTGCAGGGAAAAAAGATGTTCCCAATGATGAAGTATGGATTTATTTGGGAGAACATCCGGTATTTCCTACAAGAGATTACAAAAATAAGATTAAGGATGTGTTGAAAAAGGACTTCGGAATGAAAGCATCCAGAAGTTCAATGACATTTTCAGATAGGAGCTATTAAACATGCCAAAAGTAGAAGGCTATATACAAAGAAAATCCATGCTTTATAAGACAGGGGTAGAGTATGGAGATTATACGATAAACTTCGTCCAGGGATGTTCTCATGGATGCAAGTATCCCTGTTATGCCTTCTCACTAAAGAAAAGGTTCGGACAGGTAAAAAAATATGAAGATTGGCTGAAACCATATTTGGTCTCCAATACATTGGAATTGCTGGATAAGGAAATACCAAGATTTAAAGACAAAATTGAATCCGTTCAGCTTTGTTTTACTACGGATCCTTTTATGTATGGGTATCCGGAAGTTGAGCGGATGGCAATTGATTCGATAAAGAAATTGAACGCGGCAGGAATTAAGTGTACGACGTTGACAAAGGGAATATTGCCACAGGAACTGGCACAGTGTTCGTCAGATAATGAGTACGGAATCACATTAATATCTTTAGATGAAGATTATCGGGAGATGATGGAACCGGGAGCTGCTCCTTATGCAGAACGATTAGCTGCTCTTAAAGGGCTTCATGATCAGGGCTGTAAGACATGGGTAAGTGTAGAACCGTACCCGACGCCAAATCTTATACAGCAGGACCTGATGGAACTGTTAGAATCAATCGGATTTGTTGATAAGATTATCTTTGGAAGAACAAATTATAACAAAAAGATAAGTGAGTACAAAGAGCACAAGAAGTTCTATAACGAGTGTGCAAAGACAGTTATGAGGTTTTGTGATGAGAGAGGGCTTGCTTGTCACATAAAAGAAAAGACCATTACCGAGGAATGAGTTCGTATTTAGGGACAGCCAATTTGGTAGGATGATAAGGTTCCATCATAGACAAATTTGGTGAATCACAGGAGGAAACAAGATGGCAGCGATACATGATCTGCTTGCACAGATACAAGATGAGGCTCTTCGAGAGCGAATTGAAAAAGAAATTGACAAATTATCGAAGACTAAAAAATTTGGATTGGTATTTGAAGAACATATGCCGGAGTGTACACCCCTGTATGATGTTCCTGTAAAAAGGGGAGCTACAGTTGCAAAGCGTGATGGCGCAATTAATGATATTTATGTAGTCCAGTCAATGAAAGGTGAGAATGCTATATGCATGAAAAAATCATCGGATTCCATAGAGGAAATTTCAGTGAGTGATTTGGTTTCCGTAGCTGAGTTTGGTGATCCGATATATCCATATCTTAAACCTTTGGATGTGCTTTGCAATGCACCAGATAATGATCTTTGGCATTCTGTGATAGAAGCGGATAATTATCATGCTCTGCAACTTTTGGAGTATTTATATGCAGGAAAAATTGATTGTATTTATATAGATCCGCCATACAACACAGGGGCAAAAGACTGGAAGTATAACAATGATTATGTGGATTCTTCTGATTCATATCGACATAGTAAATGGTTATCGTTTATGGAAAAGAGGTTAAAACTTGCAAAAAAGTTGCTTAATCCTAAAGACTCCGTGCTTATCGTAACGATTGATGAAAAAGAGTATTTACACCTTGGATGCTTATTAGAAGAAGTATTTTCTGATGCGAAGATACAGATGATTAGCAGCGCAATTAATGGAAAAGGTGTTGCAAGAGATAGTGAATTTGCAAGAGTTAATGAGTATATTTTTGTCGTTCGTATTGGAGAAGCAAGTGTCACACCGTTATCTTTACCAGAAGAATGGATGGGTAATGTAAAAACATCTACAACAAATCGAGTAAGGTGGGGAAGTTTAATGAGAAGTGGGTCAGGGGCCTTGAGAACTGATTCACCTGGCTGTTTTTATCCAATTTACATATCCAAGGACAAAAAACATTTTTGTGGTGCTGGAGATGTAGTTCCGCCTGGAGTAGATAGAAATACTGTTCCTATTCCGAAAGATGTAATAGCTTTATTCCCAATTCACGATGATGGGGTTGAAGGAAGATGGCAGTACTCAAGAGATAAATATTTAGAAATCCAGGAAAAAGGATATGTCAGAATAAGTACTCAAACTGCGAAAGGAAAAGAGGCTACATTACGTTATATTTCTGAAGGATGGCAAAAAAAAGTTGAGTCTGGAGTTATTAAAGTTATTGGAAAAGCTGAGGATGGATCAGTTTTATTAGACGACAGTGATTATGAGAAAGAGTTTGTTCCTGGAAACCAGTGGTGGATACCATCTCATGATGCAACTGAATTTGGAAGTAAGTTGTTGACTGGAATTATTGGTAAAAGATTTTCGTTTCCTAAATCAGTATATGCTGTACAAGATGTGTTGCGATTTTTTGTAAAGAGTAAAAAGAATGCATTAATCTTAGATTTTTTTGCAGGTTCAGGAACAACACTCCATGCAGTAAATCTGTTAAATGCAGAAGATGGTGGAAATAGACGTTGCATTTTAGTAACAAATAATGAGGTTTCAGCTGAAGAGGCTACAGAATTAGAAAAGAAGGGGATTAAACCTGGAGATCCAGAATGGGATCAATTGGGGATTGCTCGGTATGTTACCTGGCCAAGAACGGTATGTTCCATCAAAGGGTGTGATATAAAAGGAAAGCCACTAAAGGGGAAATATATTAATACTGATATTGATATGGCTAATGGATTTACCTCGAATGCAATGTTTTTCAAATTGGGCTTTTTAGATAAAACAGCTGTGGCTCTTGGAAGACAGCTATCTGAACTATTGCCTGTATTATGGCTAAAGGCAGGTTCGCATGGACAGTGCCCAGTATTAGAAAATGATAAGGAGGCATTGGTTATACTTCCAGAAAATCATATGGCAATTCTTATAGATGAAAAGCGTTATATTGAATTCGTAAATCAGATAGATGCATACTCTCAAATTGAGACTATATATTTTGTTACAGATTCGGAGGCTGGATACCGGGAGATGATTTCGAGATATCCTGACAAGAAGACTTACCAATTATATAGAGACTATTTAGATAACTTCAGAATAAATACAGGGAGGTAATTTATGAAAGTTGAGTTATTTCCATTTCAAAAAAGAGTATTAGCGGATTTAAGGCTAAAAGTTGGAGAAGCGATTGGTGGTTTTCAGAGAACCCATTCAAATCAAGTTGTTTCTTTTACTGCTCCAACAGGCGCAGGGAAAACAATAATAATGGCATCACTTATCGAAGATATTTTTTGCGGTACAGTTGATTACCCTGAACAGCCTAATGCGATATTTATTTGGTTGTCAGATTCACCACAATTAAATGAACAATCTAAATTAAAAATTGATTTGAAGGCGGATAAAATAAAGTTGGGTCAATGTGTAACAATAAATGAAGAATCATTCAACCAGGAAATTTTGGATGATGGTTATATTTATTTCTTAAATACACAAAAACTTGGAAAAAGTTCTAATCTTACCAAACGAAGTGATGCCAGACAATATACTATTTGGGAGACCTTAGCAAATACAGCCAGAGATAAGAGTGATCGTCTGTATGTCATTATTGATGAAGCACACAGAGGAATGCAGGGACGTGACGCTGGAAGAGCAACAACAATCATGCAGAAATTTCTTAAGGGAAGTCCTGAAGATGGAGTGGCTCCAATGCCGGTTGTAATAGGTATGTCTGCCACATCTGCAAGATTTAATGCACTTGTGCAGGGAACTACATCTACTACTCAGTACAGTGTTGTTACAACGGATGAAGTACGTGCATCTGGCTTGCTTAAGGACAGAATTGTTATTTCGTATCCAGAAGAAAACAATGGTAATAAGGATATGGCAGTTCTTCAGGCGGCTGCAGACGAATGGAAGGATAAGTGGGAGCATTGGTATCAGTATTGTTATGAACAGCACTATGCTTATGTAAATCCAATTCTTGTTATTCAGGTTCAGAACAGCACAGGTTCAAATGTGTCTGCGACGGATTTGGATGATTGCGTTCGGAAGGTCGAGGAACGATGTGGTATTAAGTTTCAGGAAGGCGAAGTGGTTCATACATTTGGGCAGACTACTTCTGTTTTGACAATCAATGGGTTGAACGTTCCGTATGTTGAACCATCAGCTATTGCTGAGGATAAGAGAATTAGAGTTGTATTTTTTAAAGAAAGTTTATCAACTGGTTGGGATTGTCCTCGTGCAGAGACTATGATGTCATTCCGTCATGCAACAGACGCAACTTACATTGCTCAGCTTCTGGGAAGAATGATTAGAACTCCTATGCAGATGCATATTCAGGTTGATGATACCTTGAATGATGTACATCTTTATTTGCCATACTTTAATGAGAATACAGTTAAGGATGTTGTAAATGAGCTGCAGAATGCTGAAGGTGGAGAGCTCCCGGCTGATATTTACGGAGAATCCTTGGAATCAAGAGTGATGGAAACTCTTACTGTCAGACCAAGAACTACTTCTGGAACCAGAACCCGTAGTGAGCACACCACACCTGGACAGATATCACTTTTCGATATGACTGGCAACGGATCAGAAATGTCTATGGCTAATACGGTGCACGAGCAACCAGCACCATATGGAACTTCGTCAAATGCTACTAATATTAGTTCTGCATTGGTTGGTGCTCAAAATCAGACACCGGTAACAAGTGTTAATCAGGTAACACAAAGTCAGCCTGCAAATAATGTATCAATACCTTCAAATGTCCAGACACAGAATCAACAATCTACAAATACTGCAACATCAGCAGTTATGCCTCCACAGGTTTCACGGGATGAGCCGGAGGAAACATTTGATCGTGAGGCTGTTATGAAAGCGATTAACGATTCTGGTCTTCTTTCATATGATGTTAGAACAGTAAGAATCAATAATTACTTAAATTCTTTGTATAGCTTAGCAAGACTTCTTACACAGTCAGGAAAATATGCAGATGCGACAGATGATGTAATTGAAGAAATTGTAAAAATGATAAGAGAGTATGTCACCGGACTGAGATGTGACGGAAAGTATGATGAGATGGCTCATCATATTATGGAATTTGAAATGAAGTCTCAGGTATTTGATGCATTTGGTGAGACTGTTAAGGAGGACAATATCCTTTACCATTTCATGTCTACGACAGATACAGATATTGATAGACAGTTTAGAAGAGCTGAAAACAAGCTTGGAAATGAAGGTGTTGGTAATAAGTACGGTAGATATTTCTATAATCCGGATGATCCGAACGAGTTCAAAATTGATGTAATTCTCTATGCTGCAGATGATAATTGCATAGCAAGACTCATGTCATATGCAGAGCGAATGTTCCATAAGATGAATGATGATTATCGTAGAAAGATTGTTGGCTTGGAAGAAAGATTCATCAAGCAGTATAACACAATTGTATCTGATGGAGATATCGTTTCTAAGCATAACTTTAGATTACCTGAAACTATTACGCAGCCAAGAGAAATCAATGGCAGAAATTATACAGATCATTTATTTGTAGATGATTCTGGGACTGCGAAGATTAACCTTAACAACTGGGAAGAAGGCGTTTTGGAAGAGGAGCAGTCACAGACAGATTTCGTTTGTTGGCTTAGAAATCCTCCTAGAAAGCCTTGGTCTCTTTGCATTCCGTATGAGATGGGAGGAGAACAGAAACCGGCTTATCCAGATTTTATCATTGTGCGTAAAGATTCAGATATGGAATATGTGATTGATATTTTAGAACCACATGATCCTACTCGTATAGATAACCTTGGAAAAGCAAAGGGGTTTGCAGAATATGCAAGACAGAATCCGGGCGTAGGAAGAATACAGCTTATCAGAATGGGGAAGGATGGAGCTGGTAAGAAGCGTTTCAAGAGACTTGATATGGCAAGGAGCTTGGTTCGTGATAAGGTATCACGTGCTATGACTAATGATGAATTGGATCACATCTTTGAAACAGATGGATTCTTTATGTAAGTACTAAAAGATTGGAGACTTCATGATGGAGAATAACCAGATTGTAAGCAGGATGAATACTTATCTTCATACATCAGCAAAACTTCTAGAAGAATGGCTTGGGAATCTGCTTCCCAAGACCTCTGATGATTGGTGGGAAGAGTGCGTAATTGAAAAATTGAGTTATATTCAAAGAGAAACAGCAAAAAGTAGAGGTTTTACCAAGCTGGTAGATTTTGATTTGGCTGCTCTTCTGCGCATTGCCGACAAGTCCTGGTATGCAATGAGAAATGTAGCATATCTTCCGACAAGGGAGAGAGAATGCATTCGAGATATGATGCGTGTTCGAAATAACTGGGCTCATTGTAGTGCTGTGCTTCCGGGCAAGGATACAATTATTGCTGATTTAACTACATTGCATCAGTTCTTTGAGCAGATGGAATGTGATGACAAACTAATTAGCGAAGTTGACGTCATGATTGAGGAAGTGAAGTCTCCATCAACAGTTGATTTTTCTACTATTTCAAATACAGAAGAAGCTGCTTCTGTGGAACAGGAAGAAGCAGGGGATGAGAACGATATTGCAGAAAAGAGCCTGGTATATTTAATTGGCGATCCTTCTGTGAAAGGTATCGTAATGTCTATCACAGATCTTGGTGATACGAAAAAGTATGATGTATTTGTAGATGGTAGTTTTAAGACATACTATTCCGGTCAGATAGCACCAGTTGTTGAAAAGGTAAATTATAACTGGGTGGATATTAACACGTTTAGAAGCTATTTGACTGCATATCAGATTAACAATCCTTCCGGCAGAGATTTGTATTCACTGAATTCTGCCAGAATTGATTTTGTTCCATATCAGTTCAGACCAGCATTGAAGTTGATTCATGCAGATGAGCCTCGAATTCTGATTGCTGACAGTGTTGGTGTCGGAAAAACTATTGAAGCAGGACTGATTATTAAAGAGTTACAGGCTCGTAATGAGCTGGAAAATATTATGATTATCTGCCCTAAGCCGCTTGTAACAGAGCGCAAATGGGAGACAGAAATGAAACGATTTGATGAAGATTTTGTTCCTTTGACCGGACCGGAACTTCGTCAGGTTATCTCTGATACGGATAGAGATGGTGAATGGCCAGTTCGATACAGCAAAATGATTGTGCCATATTCCATTCTGGATAGCCGTACATATGAAGGTGATACAAGCAAAAAGAGTAAATTCTTTGGGTTAAAAGATTTGGATCCAGCACCACACTTCGACCTTGTTATTATCGATGAAGCACATCACATTCGCAATGGTAGTATGGAGAAAGAGAAAGCATTTGAGTATAAATGTGTGAAGTATTTCTGTGACCATGCGGATGCTGTTATTATGCTTACAGCAACACCACTTCAGACTAGCGATGATGATCTTTTCACATTGCTAAATGTCCTGCGTCCGGATGTAGTTATAGATAAGCAGACATTTAATCTTATGTCCAGGCCGAATGCACATATTTCTCAAGTATCTTCTTTGATTCGTCGTGCAGGCGAAAACTGGCAGCAGGAGGCCTTAGAAGAATTAAAGGGTGTTCTTGAGACTCAGTGGGGTGAGAATGTTGTTGCAGCCAATCCTACGTATTCTTCAATGGTTCAGACTTTACAGCAGGATAAGATTACCAGGGAGGAACGCGTAAAACTGATTACAGATGCAGAGAGCTTGCACAGCTTTAATTCTATGCTGAATAGGACAAGGCGTAAGGATATTCAGGACTTCTGCATCAGAAGACCATACACACTGGCAGTTGAATTTACACCGGAACAGCAGGCTCTTCACGATGAACTTTTAAGATTTGAACAGAATGCGCTTTTACAGCTTCATGGTGATGCGAGATCAATTCCGTTTATGATGTCAACAATCAAGAGACAGGCAGCAAGCTGTATATTTGGTCTGGCACCACATATCAGAGACTTGATTAAGCGAAGATTTGTGCAAATTGAAGATGATCCTGACAATGAGATGCCTGGATTTGAATTTGCAGGTGAATCAGCAGGAGCATTGGAATCATTAGCTCAGAATCTTCTTAGGATGGCAGACAATCTTCCAACTGAAGATCCGAAGTTCGACCAGATGATGACAGCCATAATGGAGAAGCAGAAACAGGATAATAATAAAATCATTCTGTTTAGTACATTTAGATTTACTCTCAGATATCTGAAAGAAAAATTGAAAGCAGCCGGTTTACGTGTAGAACAGGTAGATGGTGGCGTAAAAGATTCTATGCGTCAGGATTATAGAGCCAGATTCGAACTTCCGAAAGAGGATCCGGATGCTATAGATATTCTTCTTTTTACAGAAGTAGGATCCGAAGGTTTGGATTACCAGTTCTGTGACATGATGATTAACTATGATCTGCCCTGGAATCCGATGAGAATAGAGCAGAGAATTGGTCGTATCGACAGACGTGGACAGCAGAGTGAGGCTGTCAGCATTTACAATGTTATAACGAATGGAACTGTTGATGCAGATATTTATTACAGATGTTTAATGCGAATTGGAATCTTTGAAAGTAGTATCGGTGAATGCGAAGAAATCCTTGGAGATATAGCTACTCAGATTGATCAGATTGCAGTTGATTCTTTTCTTACTGAAGAGGAAAGAAGAATTAAACTGGAACAGATGGCTGATAATGAGGTGCGAAAGATTCAGGAAATGGATCGCTTAGAGGAAGAAGAAAAGGAATTCTTTGGATTCGATTTATCAGAATATACAACTACTCAGGAAATACATAATGCTGAGAATCCTTGGCTTAATCAGAAGGGATTACAGATTATGATTGAGCAGTATTTGAATGCCAGACTTGGACAAGGTACATATATTCTTGGTGAAGGCGATGTGAAGCAGCTTCGTTTGTCAGCAAATGCAAGATTAGCATTGAGAGAAGATTTCAGAAAGCTTCCTGCCGGAAGAAATGCAGTTCGTCAGACATGGGATATTTATCTTAAGGGTAAGGCTCCGTTACATACAATTACCTTTGATTCTGATGCGGCTGAGAAGAATAGAGATGCTTTCTTTATTACAGCAATGCATCCGTTGGCAAGACAGGCGGCAGAGTATTATGAGTCAAATGAAAAGGCGTATATCAGATTGCAGTATGCAAATGATGATCTTCCGGTAGGCGCATATCACTTCTCTGTATATGCATGGAGTTATAGAGGAATGAATCCTCACTTCAGACTTGTTGTGGTCTGCGATGATGATGTTATTGCAGCTGAACTACCGGATATTTTACAGGAGGCTCAGAGCGGTGCTCCTGCAATTAAGATGCAGCCTTCTGATTGGGATGGGCTTGAAAGAAAACAGGTTAAGCTTTGGATGGAAGAAAGGAATGCTGCAGTTGTCGAGGCTGAGAATACTTCTACATTCAAGATTGAAAGTTTAACTAATAATTTTAGAAATAGACAACGATCACTGGAACAGAAGATTCTTGATACGACCAGTGAAAGTATCCGAAGGATGTATAACAGTGAGCTGGAATCTGCTATGGAAAGCTACGAAGCTAAGGTAGACAGTATTCGTCAAAAAGTGGCTCAGACAGATATACACACAACATTGATTGCAAATGGAATATTAGAGGTAATCTAATGTAAAGTACGAATCTCGAATTTGGGAGGAAGATAAGATGGCGAAGATGGCGATTGCTGATCAGGTATTACAGCGCCAGGATAAAGATGGGATGCTCCGTCGTGCTTTGGAGAGAATCATCCAGCTGTATACCGATAAATCTCATTTTGTATATGAATTACTTCAGAATGCGGAGGATTGTGGTGCGTCAAAAATCAAGTTCTTTCAGTATGAAGATAGATTAGAAGTGCTGCATGATGGTAGACCTTTTTCACTTAATAATCTTCAAGGATTATGTGATATTGGTAAATCAGATAAAATAAATGACCTAAATCAGATTGGAGAGTTTGGTGTAGGTTTTAAATCTGTGTTTGGAATATGTGAAATCGTTAAATTATTCAGTCATCCAAGAGATGTTGATTATGCAATGCTTGAAGAACTGTATAAGCAGAAGGGGATTACAGATATAGATGTAAGAACTGAGCATCCGGCTTTCTCTATCCAGATTCTTGATTTTACCAAACCAGTAGATATTGAAGACCAGGAAGTAGACGCGGGATATGCAACAAAGTTTATTTTCCCGTATAGTGTTGGTTTTTCATTCTCAGGTTTTGAAGATATCAAAAAGCTTAATGAAGTGCTGTCCAAGAGACTTCAAAATCTTGGAATTACAACACTTCTGTTTATGAAGAATCTGCAATCTATAGATTATGAAATTAAGCTTCCTAATCTGAAAAAATCAGGCTCATATTTACTGGATAAAACTGTAATCAACGACCATTGCTCATTGGTATCTGCTATTGGCGAGACAGACAGCAAGAAGGACAAAGAAGAAGTAATATCTTATCTTGTATTTACCAGACCGGTAAAGGGAATACAGGCTGGCAGAACTATTGATATTGCTTTTACTTTGAATGTTGGTGAAGATGGTAAATATGATTTCAAACCGTCAAAATATCCGTACATTTCTGTGTACTTCCCTACAGAAACAGAGAGTAAGCTTAAGTTTATCGTACAGGGACCTTATCGTACAACACCTAACAGAAGTAGTGTACCAGCAGATGATAAGGATAATATTGAACTTGCTAAGCAGACGGCAGCATTGCTTAGGGATAGCGTTATTGAACTTCGAGATGAAGGAAAACTTGATTTTAGTCTGTTGAATATTTTGCCGATTGATGAGGAAGTATTTTATAGCGCTCCTCTGTTTGAAGGGATGTTTGAAGCAACAACAGACATGATGCAGGAAGAAAATCTCCTACTTTGTAAAGATGGTAGTTATGCATCTTCAGAAAGCGTTAAGATTGCCAGAGGTTCTGATTTTGCAGAACTTTTTACTGATGAGCTGCTGACAGAGCTTATTGCTGATGGAACAGCTTATCACTGGCTTCCTACGTTTTTAACAGAGACAAATAAGACATACAAGACGTTATACGATTTTCTGACGGATACTCTTGATATAGAGGTTATTCGTCCAGAGAATTTGCGTAATAACTTTAATGAAAACAGAACATTCCTTACTCATAGAGATGACGAATGGTTAATTAAACTGTACAACATGTATGCGTCTGTTGCTGCCGCATTTTCAAAACAGCGTGGTGGCTCTAATATGCTTACGGCTGAGTTTGTAAAAACATCGACAGGAAGATTCGTTGCACCATATCGTAAGAGTGACGGTAGCACAAATGATTACAGCTTTATGTGGAGAGGTTATGAGAATGCTTCATACCTTCCAAATGTATTTCTTCCGTCAAAGAATATTGATGACACCGATGATATTGCATTTGTAGATGATTATATTTTTGAGCACTGTAAACATTTCTTCACTGAAATTCTTTCTCTGCAGAAGCCGAATGAATATGAATTCTTTATCAGAGATTTTAAGCGTCGATATGAGGGCGGTGCAAATATTTCTGATGATCAGCATATTACGGATGTTAAGAAGTTGATGAAATATCGGCAGAATCCTGATTACAAGGATGAAGTAGACAATCTCATTAAAAAATATATGTCGGTAAGATGCCATAAAGATGGAAAGACTGTCTTTGTGAATCCTCAGAGAGAGACAGTGTATTTCTCCGTGAATTCTGATGGTATGAGCATAGAACAGTATTTTAATCATGTAGCTACTTATGCTTACGTAGATGTGGATTTTTATGAGATAGATGAAATTTCAGTAGATCAGCTGAGACTGTTCGGTGTGCGAGAGAGCATCACAAAGAATGTGTCAAGAACTACTGGTGAATACTATACAGGCAATCCTGGCCGTCAGCCAGATTGGACAACGTATGGTGAGTTTCGATGGAAACTTACCTTGGAGAGTTTGCCAGAAGTTTTGGAATATATTTCAAGCCATCCAAAGTCTCCGGATTCAATGGCAAAATCAAGCTTTATATTCCGTTTCTTATTGAATAATGTTAATAAGCTGACTGGTACTGTTTATGTAGGTGGAAGTACGCCTAACCTGAACAATGCAGTTTCAGAAATTGTTACCAGAGTCCGCAAAGATGGTCCTAAGCACATGTATTATGGATCTAGCTGGAGCGGCAAATGGTTATATACAGAGTCTTTGGATTTAGTTTCTCAGTCAGAGATTACAAAGAGAGATTTGAATCCTCAGTTATATGGAGATGTTGTTCCAGATTGTGAACTTTACGAAATCTTAGGATTTAAGAAGAGCGACGCAGATCACTTGGAAGCTGCTGCAAAGGATTATGATAGATTGTCTGAGGAGCAGAAGAACCAGTATTTTGAAATTGAGCTTCAGAGAAGATTTGGTATTTCTGTAACTGATTTGGAAGAGAACTTCGGAAGCAGTGCGGGTAATAATGGCTCCAAGAAGCCAGTTGTTCCTGAAGATACATATGAGTTCCCTTCATCAAGAGTTAAAAACTGGGATTCTCTTCGTAAACATGCTGCAGAGGTTCTGTGTTTTGCTAGCCCGACTAAGTATGAATACCGGGTAAGAAAGATAAGAGTAAGTAAGCCGGTAAGTGAAGTTAGAGCTTACCTTACCAATATGTACAAGGTGGACAGAGCTTATAAATATGCTTGCCAGATGTGTCATGAGGCTTTCCCAAATGTTGAGATGTGTCAGATTGCGAATTCCCCGGAAGTAGAACTTGATCCGATGAATCTGTGTTTATGTCCAAACTGCGCTTCTGAATATAAAAAGATGAGAGCAGATGAATACGATTTGGAATACTTCTTGGAAGATATTGAGAATTTGTCTGATGCAGAAATAGGAAGTATGGATCCAGTCGAAGTTGCATTCGGTAATGAAACAATCTGGTTTACTCAAACACATATTGCTGAAATTAGAGAATTGCGTGCGCTTCAGGAAGCAGTAGACAAATACAAAGATAGTGCAGGCAGTGGCCAGAAAAAGCCTGTTGATAAGCCTGTCCAAGAGGATGATGATCCGGAGGCTGAAGTAGTAGTTTCTGGAACTGATATTTATAAGGATTATATTGGCAAGAGAGTATACCATAAAGGCAAGAGAGCCCATGCGGTTGTTAAGACTTGCGATGGAAAATACTTAGGATTAGAGTTTGAAAACAACCCTGGAAAAGTTTCTAATTTTGATTTGGAAATGTGTCTTAGCAAAGGGTGGATAGAAATTGTGTAGGAGGTAGTTATGGCCATACATATGAGTATTCGTCTTGCATGGCACAGCGATGGTTGGAATGGCCATATTTGTAAAAAACCATGTGAGAATGTTTATTGTGTTGGACAGCATTCATATCCCGGAACGTTAATTGCTGAAACGAGAGATTTGGATTTTGAAATGGCACATGCTGGAGAATCATGTGCTAAGCATCCATGTAAAATCGCTTGTGGGCTGAGTGCAAATGCTTTCGGTAAAGAATTCATACAAGTTAAGGTGGATCCACCTTCATGGTGGGAAAAAGGTGATGCAGATTCAACTATTCTGACATTGCCTCCATATACAGCGTGTACATGGTGCTATGAGGCTATGTATAAGGCAGATGTTTTTTCTAATGTGAGAGGAAAAACATACGATTACAATAAACGTCAACGTAATGCAGAAGCATATTTTGCTCAGTTTGAAGAGGGCAAATCATTAGTGTTCTATTATGCCGGATATAGTAATCCGTTTTCTGCGAATGAAGAGGATAACTATGTGATTGTGGGAGCATCAAGAATAAAGAAGATTGATGATTTTCACTATTACGAGAATACAACAGACCAGATAAAAGCAGATTATGCGGGTGGTGTTGTATGGCAAAAACCAATTACGTCTAATTACCCGGATGAAGGTTTGGTGATTCCTTTTTGGAAATATACGAATAATGAAGATATCCTTAATAGGTTAGCGATTAAGCCTCTTCACAGATCACCATTTAAGTATGGAAGCCGTGAAGTCTCAAATGATGATGCCATTGAGATAATCCATCAGTTATTAAAATCAGTAGATGTACTTATTGAAATTGGCGATGATACTGAAAACTGGGAAGCACGAAAAGTATGGCTGAATGGAGTGCTGAATGAACTATGGAAAGCAAGAGGACCATATCCGGGATTTGCTTCGGCAATGATGAATATGGGGATTGAAAGCCTAGTTCAGCATTATGTGTCACTTACAAATGAAGGGGATATGAAACGATTCCGTGAAGAAGTAAGATTATTGCTTGATGGAGACGTAGATGAGGTATTTGGTCATAAAATCGATAATCTAAGGACTGTTCGCAGAGAGTTCCAGCTTAGGGAGGACGAAGAACAGGAATTGTTGTTAGGTGTTCTTCCGCGATTTGATCTTACTGAGGGTCAGATGGCTTATATATTAAGCGAAGAGAGAGAAGATGTATCGATTACAGCTTCTTTGAAAGAAATACTGGAAAATCCATATATTATTTTTGAACAGTACCAGGGAATGGATCCTGATGATTCTATTCCGTTCTATAAGATTGACAATGGTATTATTTCTTCGCCTGAGTACGGAATTAAAAACATCTTTGAGGTTGGAGATCCGGAACGACTCAGGGCATTCTGTGTAGATGAATTAAATAGAATAGCGGCGCATTCATTTGGTAAGGCTGAAACGATAGTTCAAGCTGTTAATCGTAGACTGGATAGAATGCCAGAATGGAAGCGTTATGTCTTTAAGGTTAAACTGTTTAAGATCGACAAGGATATTTTTGAAAAGGCGTTAACGTTAAAGGAAGATGAGGATAAGAATTTATACTTGTATTTGAAATGGGTATATGAGGACGAGCGACAGGTTGAATCTACATTTACTATGCTTGCAGAACGTCCGGATATTTCCTTGAAACTCGCCATTACTAAGGAACGATTTAAGAAGAATCTTAGGAATCCGGAATCTAAGCTAAATGATACTGCGTCTGAACAATATGAGGACATCCTTGATAAGCAGGCTGATATTTGTATTCAGATTTTCTCAAAGCCGATTTGTGTTCTTTCAGGAGCGGCAGGAACGGGAAAGACAACTGTAATTAAGGCTATTGTTGAAAATATTGAAAGAGTTCATGGACAGGCTGCAGGATTCCTTCTTATGGCACCGACTGGAAAAGCAGCAGAACGTATAAAGACTCAAACAGATAAGAATTCATCAACTATTCATTCTTTTTTAGCAAGCAATGGATGGCTTAATAAGAACTTCACTTTGAAAAGGGTTGGAGGAGGTAAGGGTCAGGATGTAAATACAATCATTATTGATGAATGTTCCATGATTGACCTGAATCTTTTTGCTACATTATTGAGAAGTATAAATTGGAATAGTGTTCAAAGGCTTATTTTAGTTGGCGATCCGAATCAGCTTCCACCTATAGGCAGGGGGAAAGTGTTTGCGGACACCATTGAATGGTTAAATTCAGAATATCCAGATAATGTTGGAGTGCTGACTGAGAATATAAGACAACTGGTTAACCGTGTTGAAGGTAATGGATGCGGAATTCTTGATTTGGCAGAACTGTTTATTCAGGAAAAGCAGTCTGATATGTCTGAAAGCTCATCATCGGATGAATTGAAACGAAAGAAGGAAGTTCTTTTCACCAAAATCATGGAAAATGGTAACGGTGATATTGATAAAGATTTGGCCGTTTATTTCTGGAAAGAACAAACTGATTTGGAAACATGTTTGCATGATGTAATTATTCAGGACATGAAAAAGATTACAGGCATGACAGTGTATGAGAGCCCAGATAAATTATGGCAGCAGGCAATTCGTAAAGAGGATGGCTCATCAAATCCGGATGCGATTCAAGTTATCTCTCCATATAGAGGCGAGTTTTATGGAACCGGAGCACTTAATACCTTAATGCAAAACGATTTTAATCCATATTGGAGTAGCAGATATAATCTTGATGGAATCAGTTACTTTGATAAGGTAATTCAATTTAGAAACAGACCAAAGTCAGATATGGCGTATGCATATAATCAGGAAACACGGACTACAGAACAGCACGAAGTGTTTAATGGTGAAATTGGTCTTGTATTAATGCATCCTTTTGATTCCAAGAATAAGCGTTATAAATATTTGAGCACGATTGAACGATTCCAGGTTGCTTTTTCAAACAGAAATCGTCAGAAGTTACGTTATAACTATGGGCGTGAATATGGCAAGAATGATAAAGGTTGGAATCTTCCGGAACAAAAGCCACAGGATAATCTTGAATTGGCATATGCAATCAGTGTGCATAAATCTCAGGGATCGGAATTTGATTATGTTTATATCGTAATTCCTAAACGTGACAGTCATCTATTATCGATGGAATTGTTATATACTGCAATAACACGTGCACAGAAAAAGGTCACCATCTTTTTAAAGGAGGATATAGGAACACTGAGCTCGCTTGGACATATTGAAAAGTCTGCTGTGAGAAGAATTAATTCTTCTGTGTTTAAGTTTGTACCACTTCCGGAGGAACTGCTGTACATTCAAAATTGGTATGCTGACGAGAAGAAGCTTGCCACATTGTCGAAATACTTTGTACGTTCAAAGTCTGAAGTGATTATCGCAAACATGCTTGTTCAGGAAGAAGTTCCATTTGTTTATGAAGAGCCGTTGTTTGCACCAGATGGAACGATGTTCCTTCCTGATTTTACAGTAAAGTTTAGAGGAGAAACATATTATTGGGAGCATGTGGGAAGATTGGATTTACCGGATTATCGAGCACATTGGGAGATAAAAGAAAAGTGGTATGAGAAGCACTTCCCTGGTAAATTGTTGACTACATTTGAAGGAAAAGATCTATCTACAGATGCTATGGGAATTATAAAAGACCACAAATAAAGTTATATAGGAATATGAAAGCAGCGGCCTCTGGCGAACACCGGAGACCGCTATCTTTTTAATCTTTTTTGTAAAATGGCGTTTCATACCCATCGCCTCTAATCAGGATATCTGGCATCCAGTCTGGAGACCTACTCATGATATTGCAGATGGATTTGTAATCAACATCTTGGCTGCATTCGATGATGAGCTCATCATGGACATGACCGCAGATAAAGCAGTGGGAGAGGTTACGCATAGCAAAACAGAGAAGATCTCTGGAGACTGCCTGCACGATGTTCTCAACGAATTTTGGGCCGTAGCTTTCGATGCGTTCCCATTTCTTGGTAGAGCCGATGCCTTCATAGGTTACGGATTCACCGCCGAATCGATTTTCTCCGATGCGAGGTTTAACGTAGCTAAGAGTTCTACCGGAAGGAAGCTTGATGAAGAGCATTCCACTTCGACAGAGGAATTTGATTCCATTTACCTCTGTAGGAACCTTCATTTTGATAGCAGTCTTAACTGCATTATCTACATTCCACCAGAAGGCGGTAATATTTGGATTGGAGGCACGCCAGGAATCAACCAGTGGCTGAAGTTCATCCTCTGTTAATCCCATATCCAAAGCTCCCATAGATATCAGAGCACCGACGGAACCACCATATCCTAAGGCAAGCTCTGCGATTTTACCCTTCTGTCTGAGATGTGAATTGATACCGTGCTTTTCGACCGGTACACCAAACATTTGACTGGCAGATGCACAGTAGATGTCCTTACCTTCAGCGAATACTTTGGAACGCCAGGTTTCACCTGCAAGGTATGCCAGAACTCTGGCTTCGATTGCAGAGTAGTCAGATACCACGAATTTGTATCCCGGTCTTGCAATAAAGGCGGTACGAATCAGCTGGCTTAAAGTATCTGGGATATCATCGTAAAGCAGTTCCAAAGAATCATAATCACCGGTACGGACAAGTTCACGAGCATCAGCAAGGTCATTCATATGATTTTGCGGTAGGTTCTGTAACTGAATCAATCGTCCGGCCCATCTTCCTGAACGGTTTGCGCCGTAGAACTGAAACATACCGTGAGCCCTGCCATCCTTGCAGACGGCATTCTGCATTGCTTGATATTTCTTTACAGAGGACTTAGCAAGCTGAAGCCTGAGTTTAAGTGCAGCAGCCACATCACTGTCGGTATCTTTTATCATAGCTGCCACATCTTTTTTACCAAGGGACTCAGCCTCAATGCCGTTATCAGAGAGCCACTGCTTCATCTGAACTACTGAGTTTGGATTATCAAGGTTAGTAATATTCTGCATAGCAATCATAAGCTCTGCTTTGGACTTTTCATCAAATGCAATAGCATTTTCTACCACATCCATATCCAGCATAATTCCGCGGTCATTGATTTCCTGGTCAAGATGGTATTCTTCCCATACGAAGTCAGGAACCGGGAATTTAGATAATCTCTGTTTAATCGCCATTTCTACGTCAACATCACGTTTGTTATAGGTTTTGAAGGTTTCCCATTTATCAGGGGCATGCTCTGGAAGGTTTCTGGTTCTGCCGCCATTTACCTTAGTCGGCTTGCAAGGGCAGCAGAAGTATTTGATGAGATCTTTGCCTTCCTTCATTTTCTGATCTTGTAGTTTAAGGACTGCACCGACACCTTCAAGGGAGAGCGGTAAGCCCATATAGGCTGACCATATCATGGTACACTTCCATGAGGCTGGATCCAGATATTTGGAAGCAGGATCTTCCGGAATACTGTAGCCTTTGAAATGCGCAGGGTGATGTTTTCTAAGCCAGTTGGATAAACAGATTCTTTCAAAATTGGCATTGAAAGCCCATTTTGTAACGGTATAATCAGATAATGCTGCAAGGATATCATGGGGATGGTATCACCACAGGCAAGGTCAAATACCTGTACATCACCACCATCAATTGATACACCGAACAGTAGTATCTCAAAATTTTCAGACTCAGCGTATTTATAGGCTCCACATTTGGAGATATCAACATCGCTGTAGGTCTCTAAATCAATTGACATTTCTTTTATCATAATCTCATTCCTTTACAAAAAGGGCAGCAGCACCGGGGAGTACTGCCGCCTTGATATTAGTTTCCTTTTGGGGTCTGCTCTTTTGGCTGGAACCATTTTGCTTTTGGGAAAAGCCAGTGAAGGAAACGTTTTGCAACACCCAGGAACCACTTCCAGATTGCAGCAAGTCCCATTAACCAGAAGCCAGCTAAGAAGCCTAAAAGGGATCCGCGGATAATAGCATCTAATATTTCGTTAATAGAATCCATAGTCATAATATTTTACCTACTTTCTTTGATTGTCACAGGCGGCAGCAGTATTACCACCGCCTGCTTGGTTGTCGTTGTTACGTTTGATTTATTCAAGGAAATCGTCTTCTTCATCAGAAGCGAAATCATCCTCAGCTCTGGACTTGCTGCCAAGAGGTTCACCGTCTCGAATCTTCTGGAGATTATTGAGACCGCAAGCAATTCCCTTGTTGCCGTTGCTGTTAAAAGCGTAGAGGTTGATGGAAGCTCTGCCGTAAACACCGGAATATACTTCGGATCTCTCAAGAATAGGCTGACGGTCTGCATCCACGATGCCAGGTGCAGAAGCGCTGTTCGCATTGATGAAATATGCATTTGCATATGCCGGATCGTCAGGTCTCTCTAAGTCACCATCACGAAGAGGTGTTTTAAGGATAGAGAGCGCAGGAACTGTCTTACCATTTCCCTTGAGCTTGCTTTGACCTTCCTCATAAGCGGCTTCGATAGCTGCATTGATCTTGTTAACGGTTACGGTGTCGGACTTGGGAATGATGAGGGAGACGCTGTACTTCGGTGCGCCTCCGTTGATGCTCTTGGCATCCCATACATTCGCATAGCTCCAACGTGTGTTTACTCCTGTGATTACCTTTGTAGGGTTCTGAATCTTTGCCATAATATTGGTCCTCCTTTATTTGTCTTGTGGTATAAGTCCACGGAATCATTTCGTGCTTTGCACTTTCATGATTCCTACGTAAATTCGCAATCCGCCTTATCAGGCTACTTGCTCATTTCCGTTGTCGTCTCTAATGCTTAAACAGATATGTCTGCGAGCAGCCAATCTGTTTTAAGCATTGAGACTGGACTTATACGCTAAAATCATCTATTGCTGTATTCATTGCCGGTCTTTTATCAGATTCCGGTACCAATGTTGGTTTACCTGGTGGCTTATACACAAGCTCACCTAATAGCTCTTCGAATTTCTTCTTTCCGAGCAATGTGCTCATGGCAGTGATGCCAAGTAGCTTTTTCTCATACGGGTCGTAGCCCGCGTCTTTTACTTTGGATGCCACAGCGGCTTCATCAGTAAATTTTCTATTGGATCTTCCTTCTACGATTTTCCAACCGTCAAAGTGAACACCGGACTTAGCCTGCTGTAAGGCATATTCTTTGATGTCATTTCCCCAGGAAATCATTTCATCTACCTTTACTAAGATAGCGGCGATTTCTATGTCATCCAGGGTAGCTGGCATTTCAAAGTCATATTTTGCAAGCTCAAGATTGTATTCTGCACGCTTTCTGCAGGTGGCTTTTACCTTACAGAACCGACAGTGGTCACCGGCTTTGAATTCGCCTCCGCCTACATATGCAAGCTGTGCAGTAGGTGCCAGAATTTCATCAGCCCATTTCAGAAGCTCATCTCTGGAAATGGTGTAAGTACTGACGTTGTCACGTCTTGGTTGGAAGATGGTCATCTTAATCTGATTGATGTCATAGATATCACCGAAGGCTTCCAATGCACCTAAGGCATAGCACATCATCTGGCTGTTTCCACCGTGTTCCTCATCGCCGGCGCTTACCAGAACACCGAGACCGTGCTTGTAATCGATAATCTGTAATACTTCATCTGCAACGATGACACAGTCACCGGTTCCAAAGCCGTTTTCAACCCAGCGGGAGAAGTCCAGTCTCTGCTCAATCATGACCTGTGGATCCTTACAGAATTCCTTGGCTGCTTCGATTTGTTCCAAAACATAATTCCTGTATTCCTCTGCGCAGTTTTGCATTTCAGCATCGTAGAAGGTCAGGTTTTCTGTCGGATCAGTGACAGCTCTGCCAAGAGCTTTTTCCACAAGATAGGCGCACAGCTCATGACAATCGGTTCCCTGCTGTGCATATTCGGATGTTTGATCCGTAATATTGGCACAGAGCTTTGCACTTGGTGGGCAGGCTAACCATCTGTGGCTGGCAGAAGCGGAAAGGTATGCATGTTTAGGCATTTCCAATCACCTCTGCTTCCTTAAGAATGGCTGCATAGTCATCAGGATTTACCTGCTTTAACTGCTGTGCACCATATTTCTCAAGAAGCTCCTTGACTTCCTTCTTATATCCGGCAGCAGATTTGGAAGCGAGTACTGCACGAACATCTTCCTTGGTATAGGTAGGTTCCGGTGTTTCCTTTACTTTAGCCGGTTCAGAAGCCTTAGTAGCTTTCTTGGTTGACTTGGGTTCTTTTTTTTCGGGTGCTTCTTCGGTAGAAGAGAAGATGTCTTTGATTGCGTTAGCAGCTTTGATCATTCCTTCGCCGCAGGCAATCATTTCATCAAGCATCTGCGATAATTCACTCATTTTGCTCATCTTGTTTTCCTCCATTTTCTGTATTCTGTTGTCTTAGATTGGCTGCCAGTCGTTTGGCTACAACACTGATTGCGATGAGAGTATCAATGAGCTCTTCCTCAATCTGTGGTGTGGCCTGCTGGCTTTTATCAATCGTTTCTGTCTGCATCTGCAGTACCTCACTTTCCGAATGGCTTTCGTGCCTTTCTATCTTCCTAAGCGCATCTGGAAATTGTTTTTCCGGTCGGGAGCATAATTTTTTTGAAAAAGTTTTGAAAAGAGCCAGGGCATTTTTTGCTTATATAAGGAAGCGATGCTGCTCTGGCCATTGCTTTGTAAATATTTTTTTAATTCGACCGGAAAAGTGTAGGTCAAACCCGCTTAGGAAGTTAGGAGGATTATGTTCCTTACTTTTTTAGAAACGAGGTTTGAGATATGCAGGTAACGATTTTTACAGCAAACTGCATTGGTCAAGCCGCAAACTGTAGCTATCCCAATAAGGTGACAGTAGTCACGCCGGAGCAGCTTCGGGAGGCGGTGAAGGCAGATCATGTTTGCGCAGAGTACAAAGGGAACTATCGAGGTATTGGTAATTTCATTCGTTCAGATGTGATTGTCATGGATATTGATAATGACCATTCAGAGGAATCGGCAGAGTGGATTACAGCTGAGAAGCTGGAGGGAATATTCCCTGATATGGAATATATGCTTGCTTCCAGTAGACATCATCTGCTTCCAAAGGAGGGGAAGTCAGCCAGACCGAGATATCACATCTATTTTCCTATTTCAGAGATTACTGATGCAGAGGTGTACGGGAATCTGAAGAAGGCGTTACAAAAGGAGTATCCCTTCTTTGATGGAAATGCATTGGATGCAGCAAGATTTATCTTCGGTGCTGATTGTGAAGAAGTATTGGTACATGATGGCTGGATGACTATTGATGAAGAAATTGATGTCAGACAGTTTGCTGAGGAAGAAGATTTTGATGCAGAAGATTTGGAGAGTACATCTGGTGGGCAGATTCTGGAAGGCAGCAGAAACAATACGATGAGCCGTTTTGCCGGGCGTGTGCTGAAACGCTATGGAATTACTGAAAAGGCATATGAGGCATTTCTAGAACATGCTAAAAAGTGTGATCCGCCGCTACCGGAGTCGGAGCTTAAGACTATCTGGAACAGTGCAGTGAAGTTCTTTAAGAAAAGTATTGTGAATCAGGAGGGTTATGTACCGCCTGATGAATATAACGTAGATTTTGAAAGTGCTTCATTGAAGCCTGAAGATTATTCGGATATTGGACAGGCAAAGGTGTTGGTTCGAGAGTATGGGAATGAATTGAAATATACCAGTGCTACAGACTTTTTAAGATTCGATGGGGAATGTTGGCGAGAGGATAAGCAGATGGCGATTGGTGCTGTTGAGGAATTCTTGGATCTGCAGCTTCAGGATGCTATGGATGAAGTGGCAAGAGTGGAGAAGGCTTTGGAGGATGCAGGTGTACCGAAGGAATCTATCCAGGCTGGTCCGAAGGAGCTTTTGAAAGAGGTTGATGGAAAGCTTATTCCTTTGGTTTATATGCTGATGGGAGCCCAAACCTATTTGAAATTTGTGCAGAAGAGACGTGATTACAAATATATCGTGTCTGCGGCAAATACGGCGAAGCCGATGATCGCTATTTCTGTGTCGGATTTGGACAAGAACGAAAACCTGATTAACACACCTTATGCAACCTATGACCTTAGAAAAGGAATTGCAGGGGAACAGCCTCATAATCCGGAGGATTTGATTACAAAGATTACTGCCTGTTCACCTGGAGAAGTGGGGAAAAAGATTTGGATGGATGCTTTGAATCTGTTCTTTTGTAAGGATCAGAAGCTGATTGATTATGTGCAGGAGACTGTTGGTATGGCTGCAATCGGCAAGGTGTATCAGGAGCATATGATTATTGCTTATGGCGGCGGTGCCAATGGTAAGAGTACCTTCTGGAATACCATTTTTAGAGTGCTTGGCAATTATGCAGGAAAGCTTTCTGCTGAGGCATTGACCATGAACTGTAAGCGAAATGTGAAGCCGGAGATGGCGGAGCTTAAGGGCAAGCGCCTCATTATTTCTTCGGAAATGGAAGAAGGAATGAGATTAAATACCGCTGTGGTAAAGCAGCTTTGTTCCACAGATGAGATTCAGGCGGAGAAGAAGTACAAGGATCCATTTTCCTTTGTTCCGTCACATACGTTGGTTCTCTATACGAACCATCTCCCGAAGGTGGGAGCCAATGATGACGGTATCTGGAGAAGGCTGGTGGTCATTCCCTTCAATGCAAAGATTACAGGTAAAAGTGACATCAAGAATTATGCGGATTATCTGTTTGAGCATGCAGGTCCTGCAATTATGAGCTGGATTATTGAAGGGGCGAAGAGAGCGATTGATAAGAATTTCCATACAACACTTCCGGATGTCGTAGAGGCTGCCATTCAGGCATATCGTGAGGACAATGACTGGCTGGGGCAGTTCTTGGAGGAATGCTGTGAGATTGATCCATCTTATAAGGAAAAATCGGGTGAACTGTATCAGGCTTACAGAGCGCATTGCATGCAGAACGGCGAATATATCCGCAGTACCACGGATTTCTATTCTTCGATGGACAAGGCTGGATATAACCGTATTCGCAAGAATACCGGAGTGCAGGTCGTGGGATTAAAGCTTAAGGAAGGACAGGATTTTTTGGAGTAAGAAAAAGCCATTTTGTGTAGGTCGTTAACCTCACTACATAAAAGTCCCTTTAGGGAGAATTTGATTAAAAATCTGCTTAAGAGAGTTTTACGGAACGAGGTACTCGACCTGCACACCTGTTAAGAATGATGGAGGCGAGCGATGCGTGAAAAATATATTGAACAGAAATTAGTGAGAGAGGTTAAAAAGCGTGGTGGCTTGTGTGAGAAGTGGAATTCCGGCTCATCGGGCTGGCCCGACCGACTTGTTTTATTACCTGATGGGAAATTTGGGTTGGTGGAAGTGAAGGCGCCGGGAAAGAAGCCAAGAGTTTTACAGGAGCACAGGCATGACCAGTTAAGGTCTCTTGGATATAAAGTATTCGTCCTGGATGATGCAGGACAGATTGGAGGGATTCTTGATGGAATACAAACCGCATGATTATCAGCAGTTTGCAATCAATTATATATTAGAACACTCGATAGCAGCCGTGATACTTGGGATGGGACTTGGTAAGACCAGTATTACGTTGACAGCTATTGAACAGCTTATTTATGACAGCTTTGAAGTAAGTAAGGTTTTGGTGGTGGCGCCACTTCGAGTTGCAAGAAATACCTGGAGTGATGAAATTCATAAATGGAATCATCTGAAACATCTGAGATATTCCATTGTTCTTGGTTCAGTAGCAGAGAGAAAAAAGGCTCTTGAAGCGGATGCGGATATTTACATTATTAACCGTGAAAATCTGCAGTGGTTGATTGAACAGAGCGGCGTGAATTTTTTCTGGGATATGGTAGTTCTGGATGAGCTATCCAGCTTTAAGAATTGGAACAGTAAGCGCTTTAAGGCATTTATGAAAGTTCGGCCAAATGTGAAAAGGGTAATCGGGCTCACTGGTACACCTTCCAGCAATGGACTGATGGATCTGTTTGCAGAATTCAAATGTCTGGATATGGGAGAAAGACTTGGAAGATTTATCAGCCAGTATCGTGTGAATTATTTTGTACCAGACAGGATGAATGGTCCGATTGTTTATTCTTATAAGCTAAGAAATGGAGCTGAGGAACAGATTTATGAGAAGATTTCCGATATCACGATTTCCATGAAAGCCTTGGATCATCTTCGGATGCCGGAGTTTATCAGTAATGAATATCCGGTTTATATGAATGATGAGGAAGCGAAGTTTTATGCGGATATGGAAGAGAATTTATTTGTTCCTTTGAAAAAGGGAGAGATTACAGCAGCAAATGCAGCAGCACTTTCCGGAAAGCTTCTTCAGATGGCAAATGGTGCTGTGTATTCAGATGATGGCGACGAGCTTGTAATCCATGACCAGAAGCTGGATGCCTTAGAAGATATGATTGAAGCGGCAAATGGCAGACCTGTTATGGTAGCGTACTGGTTCAAACATGATTTATCAAGGATTATGCGAAGGCTTACTGAGAAAAAGATTCCTTTTGAAAAACTGGATTCTGAGGAGAGCATCAGAAAATGGAATCGTGGGGAACTGCCTGTGGCATTAATACATCCAGCTTCTGCCGGGCATGGTTTGAATTTGCAATCAGGTGGAAATACCCTGATTTGGTTTGGACTTACCTGGAGCCTGGAATTATATCAGCAGACTGTAGCTAGATTATGGAGGCAGGGACAGACAGCGGAGACGGTTGTGGTTCAGCATATTATTACTGCAGGTACGATAGATGAAGATGTCATGAAGGCTTTAGCTAATAAGGATATGACACAGAATAGATTGATTGCTGCAGTAAAAGCGAGGGTAACACATGGCAGGTAAGAACCAATTTGAAGCCCCATATGAAAGACTTGCGAATGCGATTATTCTAAGTGCGGTTGCTGATTACAGAGCCGCACTTAAAAAGGTAAAGCGCAATCCAAAGAGCAAGACAGCAATAGATGAAGCATTACAGATAGAGAAGTTTTTCAGAAGTTCTTGGTATCAACAGCTGACTTCCGTTGATGGAGAGTTTCTGATCCGTAAGCTTCAGAACGAAATAAGACAATCAGAGTAAATCCGAGGGAAATAACTTTTCGGAGGTGGCTTATGACAGCTAAGGAATATTTGAAGCAGGCATATCTTTTGGATAAGCAGATACAGGTTGAGGTAAAGGAACTGGAACAGCTTCGTGAGATGAGAGGTAGAATTCAGGGATGTTCTTATGGAGAAAAGATTGGTACCAATCCGAATAGAAATCTGGAAGCGCCGTTTATAAAGACCATTGAAAAGATATGGGATTATGAGCAGAGGATTGATGCACAGATAAACAGATTGGTAGACCTACGTTCAGAAATCAATGCGGCGATTGAAAGTATGGAGAACCCAGAGGAAAGACTTCTTTTGAAATATCGTTATCTGAAAAACGAGAGTTGGGAAGATATTTCCTACGAGCTTAATGTGTCATACAGAACTGTGCATCGTATTCATGCATCGTCACTAAATAATTTTGTTGTACCGGAATAAGGTTGGCACACTTTGTCCCAACATGGCATAAGCATATATGTTAATATGATAGTGTCGAAAGTAGGACAAAACGAAGAGCCTTGATGGAGCAATCCTTCAGGGCTCAAATTGTGGGAGGTGCATATGCCACGAAGACCGAACATACCATGTAAACATCCTGGCTGTGCGGCACTCATTCCGCACGGTCAGATGTATTGTGAGGAACATAAGCCTTTACATACAAAGGACAGAGCTCATGCGGCAGAGCGTGGTTATGGTGCTAAGTGGCAGCGTGAGAGAAGGAAGTTCTTAGAGAGCAATCCATTCTGTGTGAAGTGTTATGAGGAAGGTCATATAACTATGGCTACCGTCGTGGATCATATCGTTCCGCATCGTGGAGACCAGAAACTCTTCTGGGATAGGTCGAATTGGCAGCCTTTATGTGAGCATCATCATAATGTAAAGACGATGACCGAGGATAGATTTAAGGAATATCGGTTCTGATGGAGCAAGGGTAGGGGGGATTTGAATCTTCGCAGGCCTTAGACTACAAGACCGGCGCCCCCTCTTCTGTGCAAAATCGCGAAATGGAAGAGGGGGGGGTATCGTAGAATTGTAGTAACTGAAATAGAAACTAAATGAATAAAATAATATAAAATGGTAACTATAATATTGACTTTAATTCGCGTGTGACATATAATAAGCATGAGGTAGAATGACTTTTGTTGATTGGAGGAAGTTAATATGTTTGATGTGAATTCCATGATAGCTGCAAATATTGTAGCAATTCTTAAAAAACAGAATAGAAAACAAATAGATTTGGCAGGGGCATTGCAGACAAATAAACAGACAATAAGTAAGATGCTTAATGGTTCAAGAATGATTAATGCGATAGAACTGAAGCGTATCGCAGAGTTCTTGGGTGTTAAGATGGAAGAACTTACCAAGCTTCAGGGAGATTCTGTTGATACAGATATTGTTCATGCGTTCATGGGAAAAGTTGAATCAGAGGAAGCTAAAGAAGCACTTAATATTGCTGATAAGCTTTCAAACATGATTCTTTTCCATAGTCGAGTTAGAGATAATGGTATGGCTATGATGAAACCTTGGGAGGCATAATGGGAGATACTTTTTTTGAAAACTTGTTTTATAAGCAAGAGAAGCAATTTGAAAAAATAAATGATTTATCAAAGGCTTTTGCTGTAAATTACTGTGGAAATACCATTATTAGAGAATCTATTTTTGGCATAGTTTCAAATTATGCACGTAAGAGGGAACTGGCTCTTGAAGTGCTTCGTTATCCATTTAGGGATGATGAATTATGGGCGTTTACCTTTGTGAAGAAGGGTACGATTTTCTTGTGTGTGAATACAGAACTGCCAATGTGTAAGCAGATTTTTGCAACGGCACATGAGTTATATCATATTCATTGCTATGCAGAGGATATTAATACCAGCACTATTACATCAGGTTCTTTATTGGATTCAAAAACGGTTGATGAAGTAGCAGCTACGCAGGAAGATCTTGAAGCAAATGCTTTTGCAGGGTTGCTTTTGATGCCGGATGCCAGTGTGATAGAACAGTTTAAGATGTTTGGAATCTCAAAAGAGAATATGGGGATTGATGATGTGCTGATTCTTATGGATTTGTTTGCGCTTCCTTACAAAGCAGTTGTATTGCGCTTAGTAGAGAGCAGTGTGATTACAGAAGAGAAGGCCAGAAATCTTTATCAAGAAAAAAGTGAAAGCATTGCAATCAGAATTGAATTGACTGGCAAAGCAGAACAGTGGCAGCAGAATAGTGGAAGTTTACTCCGCTATGGAAGTTTGTTGGATAATCTGGCTTTTAACTCTGAACACGAATTACTTGTGGATAGTAGAGAGGAATCTGATAGGGCATACTTGGAAAAAATCGGAAAGGAATTTCGGAATCGAAAATAAGGTGAGTATATGGCAAATGAAAAATATGCCTTGCTGGATACTGACTTTATATCCAAGATGCATTTGATACGCAAGGATGATCATAATAAATTAATAGACAAAATTATGGCAATGCCAGGTTATTGCTTTTATTGTCATAAACAGATTCAAGTGGAAATCATGCGTCACAATATAGCTGGGGCACCAGAATGGTTTCAGTCGAAAATTGAATCAAAATCAATATGTATGTATGACGATGAAATGATACTGGATGAATTATCAGGAGTCTATGGTGAATGGGCTATCAGCGCATATGCAGGAATGCTTAAAACTGCGTGCGATGCATATAAAGATGGATATTTTGAAGAGAAGTTTGTTCTTGTGTCTCAAATGGACTGCCGCAGTATAAGTAGAGAAGATTTTTTGAAGCAACTGCAAGATGATTGTGACACTATCGGCGAGGGACAAAATCTCGGAGAATTGAAGTCATATGTCTTATTGCAAGTGCTGAATTTGAAGTTCGGTGAACAAATCTATGTCTTTTGTTCTGATGATAAAAATGCCAGAAATGGTGTAATCAGTATAGGCGGAGCTAGATGTATTAGTGTATTGTCATCGTTTGTAAGGCTGAAAAAAGAAATTAGCTTTACGAAAGAGGATGCTATGCCATACATCGATTCTTATATGAATACTTGTTTAGGAAAAGATCAAACAGCATTCAGGGTTCAAGATACTTCAAAAGAGAGGCGAATGTGCAGGATACCATGTGAGCAAGTATTTGAAGAGATATTTGATGGGAAAATAGATGAGTTAATAACTGGAAATTTAAAATACATATAGATATTCATCATGAGGATCGTGTAGAAATACATGGTCCTTTTATTTACACGAGTAGTAAGGAAAATGCCATGCTTGCATGAGCATTTGACGAGCACCGCGATAACCCAAGAAATTGATTTCTTGGGTGTGCAGAAAATTAAGGAAGGAGGGGATTCCAGTGGCAGGAAGAAAGCCAAAGCCTACAGCGGTTAAGAAGCTGGAGGGTAATCCAGGTAAAAGAAAATTGAATACGAAAGAGCCAGTTCCGGCAAAGGGAATGCCTGACTGTCCGGAGTGGCTGCTTCCAGAGGCGAAGAAAGAGTGGGAACGACTTGCGGATCTGATGAACCAGATGGGAGTTCTGACCGAGGTGGATATGGCGGCATTTGCTGCATACTGCCAGTCTTATGCCAGATGGAAGGAAGCGCAGGAGCATATAGATTCTGAGGGGGCGACCTTTGAAACGGATAAAGGATATCAGCAGCAGACACCTTGGGTTGGTATTGCAAATACCAATCAGAAACTGATGCTGCAGGCGGCATCCGAGTTTGGACTTACGCCTTCATCCAGGTCACGTATTGTGGCTGGTAGTGCAAAGGGTAAGGAGTTGGAAGATGAGATGGAGGCATTGCTTGGGGGTGATTCCTAATGGCAAAGGAACCAAGACCAAAGGGATATCCGAAGCTTAAGAATTATAAACCTTCCCAGTTCATGCTTCCGACTTCACATTATGATAAGAAGAAAGCAGACAGGGCAGTTACTTTTATTGAGAATCTTTGCCACACGAAAGGCAAATGGGCCGGAACACCATTCTGGCTGTTGCCGTGGCAGGAGCAATTGATAAGAGATATATTCGGGATTGTAAAACCTGATGGGAACAGGCAGTTCCGCACTGCATTTGTGGAGATATGTAAGAAGGTAGGAAAGAGTGAATTGGCTGCGGCTGTCGCTCTTTATTTATTATATGCAGACAATGAGCCAAGTGCGGAAGTGTACGGTGCAGCAGCTGACCGTCAGCAGGCATCTATTGTATTTGATGTGGCGAAACAGATGGTGGAGATGTCACCGGCTCTGATGAAAAGAAGCAAGCTGATGGGAGCCACTAAGCGTATTGTGAATTACAGCAATGCCGGCTACTATCAGGTGCTGTCAGCTGAAGTTGGTGGTAAGCATGGATTTTCGGTAAGTGGATTGGTATTTGATGAAATTCATACCCAACCAAACAGGCAGTTATACGATGTACTTACCAAGGGTTCATCGGACGCAAGACAGAATCCGCTTCACTTTATTATCACCACTGCAGGAAATGACAGACATTCGATAGCATTTGAATTGCATACTAAGGCAGTGGATATTCTGGAAGGCAGACGTGTGGACCCGACTTTTTATCCTGTAGTCTATGGACTTAAGGACGATGAGGATTGGGAAGATGAGGCAAACTGGTACAAGGTTAATCCTTCTCTTGGATATACCGTTGATATTGAAAGGTTGAGGGATGCATACAGGGAAGCAAAGCAGAATCCGGCTGATGAAATCACATTCAAATGGCTTCGATGCAATATGTGGGTCAGTTCGACCGTTGCATGGATTCCTGATGCGATTTATATGAGAGGCAATGAGCCGATTGATATGGACGCACTTGCTGGTAGAGATTGCTATGCGGGCCTGGACTTATCCAGTACCGGAGATATTACGGCACTGGTACTGATATTTCCACCAAGGGATGAAGAGGAAAAGTATGTACTTTTGCCATATTTTTGGATTCCGGAGGAAACCATTCCGAGAAGAGTGAAAGCCAATTCCGTACCATATGATATCTGGGAGAAACAGGGGTACATCATGTCTACCGAAGGAAATGTGATTCATTATGATTTCATCGAGAAGTTCATCATGGATTTATCCGAGAAGTATCACATTTTAGAGATTGCGGTGGATAGATGGAATGCGACTCAGATGATTCAAAATTTGGAGGGCGAAGGTTTTACCATTGTTCCTTTTGGTCAGGGATTTTCTTCAATGTCGGCTCCGACGAAAGAATTCTATCGCTTACTGATGGAGGGGAGAATTATTCACGGTGGGAATCCAGTGCTTAGATGGATGGCAGGTAACGTTGTTATTGACACAGATCCTGCTGGCAATATTAAAGTAACCAAAGCTAAATCTAAGGAGAAGATAGATGGCATTGTTGCCGCAATTATGGCGCTTGATAGATGTATACGTCAGGAAGGGCAGAGTGGCAGCGTTTACGATGAGAGAGGATTGTTGGTATTTTAAGGAGGCTGTATGGGATTTTTCAGTAATTTATTTCGGGGAAGGGATGCTCCTTCTAACAGCACAGCTGGAAGCGGATATGGATTTTTTATGGGGAGTACGGCTTCTGGGAAGCGAGTGAACGCACGGAGTGCCATGCAGATGACTGCTGTATATTCCTGTGTGAGGATTTTTTCTGAGGCGGTGGCGGGTCTGCCATTACAGTTTTACAGGTATAACGATAACGGAGGTAAGGAGAAGGCGGTGGATCATCCGCTTTATTTTCTGCTGCATGATGAGCCGAATCCAGAGATGACTTCTTTTGTGTTCCGGGAGACTCTGATGACGCACTTGCTTTTGTGGGGGAATGCGTACAGTCAGATCATCAGGAACGAAAAGGGTGAAATTGTGGCTCTTTATCCGCTGATGCCCGACCGGATGACGGTGGACAGGGATGAGCATGGCAGGCTTTATTATGAGTACCTGGTTTATGACGGGGATGATGTGGACGGAAGAACCGGGACAGATCCGAAAGCAAATGGAAAGATCGTGCGTCTGCATCCGGCGGATGTGCTGCATATTCCGGGGCTTGGGTTTGATGGGCTGGTCGGATATTCACCTATTGCCATGGCAAAGAATGCAATCGGGCTTGCCATTGCAGCGGAAGAGTATGGGAGTAAGTTCTACGCCAACGGTGCCGCTCCGTCAGGAGTTCTGGAGCATCCGGGGACTTTGAAGGATCCGGGCAGGGTGCGTGAGAGCTGGCAGTCCACTTTCGGGGGAAGCAGCAATGCCAATAAGGTTGCTGTCCTGGAAGAGGGAATGAAGTATACGCCGATTTCCATTGCACCGAATGAAGCACAGTTCCTGGAAACCAGGAAGTTTCAGATTAATGAGATTGCCAGGATTTTCAGGGTGCCGCCTCATATGGTCGGGGATCTGGATAAGTCCAGTTTCAGCAACATTGAGCAGCAGTCTTTGGAGTTTGTGAAGTATACACTGGATCCCTGGGTGAGCCGGTGGGAACAGGCAATGGTCAGGGCTCTGCTGTCTGCGGAGGAAAAGAAGAAGTATTTCTTTAAGTTCAATGTGGATGGGCTGCTCAGGGGTGATTATCAGTCAAGGATGACCGGTTATGCCACGGCAAGACAGAATGGATGGATGAGTGCCAATGATATTCGGGAACTGGAAAATATGGACCGGATCCCGGAGGAGCTTGGCGGTGATCTGTATCTGATCAATGGAAATATGACAAAATTACAGGATGCCGGTATCTTTGCCGGATCTGGAAAGGGGAAGGATACTGGTGAAGAAGTTTTGGAACTGGAAAAAGAAAGTGATAAATCTGGAAAACGGACAGGAAGCTGAAGAAAGGATCCTGTTCATGAACGGAGTTATTGCTGAGGACAGCTGGTTTGACGATGATGTCACGCCGGCTCTTTTTAAGGATGAACTGAATGCAGGGACAGGGGACATTACCCTGTGGATCAACAGTCCGGGCGGGGACTGTGTTGCCGCAGCGCAGATTTTTAACATGCTGTCGGAGTATCCGGGAAAGGTTACGGTGAAGATTGACGGGCTTGCGGCATCTGCTGCGTCTGTCATTGCAATGGCCGGAACCGAGGTGTGGATGAGTCCGGTGAGCATGATGATGATCCATAATCCGGCCACGGTTGCGTGGGGCGATCATGCAGAGATGAAGAAGGCTATGGAACTTCTGGATGCGGTGAAGGAATCCATTATCAATGCTTATGTACGGAAAACGGGACAGAGCAGGGCGAAGCTGTCACATCTGATGGATGCGGAAACCTGGATGGATGCGAATAAGGCTGTGGAGCTTGGCTTTGCGGGTGACATTCTGTTCCAGAAAGAGGAGCAGGGCAGTGAAGGCGAAAATGGAGATCCAGGTGCTGGCCGTACAGAAAACGGGACGTCTGATTCCGTAATGTTTTCCAGAAGGGCAGTGAATAATGCACTGATGAATAAGCTGGAGAGGCATTATGGAAAGAACGGGAAATCTGTGAAAGACCAGACAGCGATCACTAGGATGGCTGCCGATGGTAATGGAGTATCGGGGCAGTGTTACGGAAATTCTTCTGGTATGCAGGAAACTGGAATGAGTGGAAGTGCCGGTGCTGAGGGGGACGATCCCTGTAATGGCTGTTTCGGGGCGGCGGAGAATGCC